AAAGCAGAGCGTGACCCTGCGTTTCAAAACAAGGCTGCACAACATGCGGTTGACTGTGCTCATTTGTTTGAGGACTTAGGGTGTCCATACTTCATAGAAAATCCTGTGTCTGTACTGGCTACCAAGTGGCGTAAACCTGACTACAGTTTTCATCCGTATGAGTATGGCGAGTACATACCTGACGATGAAGCACAACATCCAAGGTGGCCTAGTCACATAGCACCTAAAGATGCTTACCCAAAGAAGACTTGCTTGTGGACAGGTAATGGTTTCACTATGCCTTGGACTGATCCAGTAGAACCCGAAGACGGACACAGTAGACAACACTTAAAGCTAGGTGGTAAGAGTATGAAGACAAAGAACATTCGTAGTGCAACACCAAGAGGGTTCGCACAAGCAGTGTATGAGTTCAACAGTTTATAATTGAGAGGAGAAACTAATGCCATATATACCAACAAAACAAGAAGAAGCACGACAGAAGAAATGGAAGACAGAGAAAGAAAGAAAAGATAATATCTTGAATACATCTTTTGACAAGCTAACTATGAAACAACAGGATGCGTTCAAAGAATTGTGGAGTGCTCTTCACGATTGGGATAACGAACTAGCTGAGATGGATGGTGATTGTTATGCATCTACAGAAAGAGCCTTACGGAAAACCCGATGGAAGTTATACCATGCTTTCCCAAATGTAACGCAGAGAAAGGAGGAAGATGATGTCTAGTGTATGCCAGAATATCTTAACTATTAGCGGTGGTATCGAAGTCATAATAGCTATAGAAAAAGCCTGTGATGATGGTACTTTACTGGAATATCTTAATCCAATCGGTGAATGGGAGTACGAGAAAGCAGTAGAAATGTGGGGTACAAGTCGGGAAGCTTACAGTATTGAGTGTAGTCCACCCGAATTAGAGGAAGGAGATTGGTGGGTGCATATCTCATTCGATACTAAAGATGGCCCACCTATCACTGCATACGAGGCGGCAATGGAAAGGTTAGGTGTAGGACTGTCAGCCTCGTACTACAATGACACACATATCTTTGTTGGTGTATTTGATGATGGTAAGGACAAGAGATACGACATAGACTATGATGATGATTGGTGGTTCGCAGATATACCTTCAGACTTGAGGTGGGAGTTTGACTTGGATGGTGAGTACGAGTACTACAGAGAATGTAAGAGAGAGGAGTTGATGTAATGACACCAAGTCAATCAGCAGAGATAGAAGCAAAGAAAACATTCGAGGGTTTCATCAAGTGGTCTAAGGTTTCATTCTACTGGATCATGGCTATACTAGTTATACTAGCATCATGTGACTTTGGAACGGACACAAAGACAGGTAGTCAATACAATGGTGAAGTCTATGCACCAACTAACATAGGAGATATGTAGTGGAAATATTAATTTGGATAGCGGCATTGATTATTTTCTTGACGATACCGATGCCACCACACCAAACAATCTGGACTGGAAGATTATTGGTAATTGTATTTGTAACAATATGTATAGCATACTCATTGAAGGTAATATAATGAACATGAGAACAACATTCGGAATGGATACCCAGGATTTACCTAACTCTTATGTGATCGTAGCAGAGAAGGAGGACGGTACACTTGAGGTATTAACTAAGAAACTAAACATAAGAGAGGCTAGAAATCACTTGGAGATATTCAACCTACACATAAAAAACGAAGAGTTTGAGAACATAAAGAAAGCTTTCATATTTAATTTAAAGGAGGTGGCTTGACAAATCAGTTTAGTTGTGATACCCTATCTTATACTTAAAGTAATATTGTTTTAAGTATAATAATACTATAAACAAATATACTTAAAGGAGAGAGAGAGACATGAGATGTTATTGTTGTAACAGAACAGACGCAACGTTCAAAGATGTGAGGATGGATAGATACTACTGCACCCTATGTAAGGATGAGATAAATGTAACAGTCTACAATCAATACGGTTTAGATGATTTATATAGAGCGTTCAAGATAGACGATGTTCAGGGTGAGTTAGCATCACTATTTAATTTAAAAGAAAAACATAAAGAATAGTATTTACTTTGTTTGTTTTTCGTAGTAACATATAAGTATGGAGATTAGAAATGTTAGAAGTTGGTGGACTGTTATGGTGGCAATGGTGGATACTTATCATGGTTACTATCAACACTGGTATAAATACGATTCTGTTTTTCAAACACAGGCTCAAGGGTAATAAAAATGATTGATGTAACTTTAATAGATAGTATGGGTAGTGACTTGACTGTAGTAAACTCTGCTCGTGTAAGCTTCAACAAGAAGAGTGATTGGGATGAAGACAATACACTTACGGTGAGTGACGGTATTCTTATATCGTACCTCGCAAGACATAAACACATGTCACCTTTTGGACATTGCTTTGCTACCTTCCATGTCAAAGCACCAGTGTTTGTAGCTAGGCAGTTAGTCAAGCACAAGTTCCTAAGATGGAATGAGGTTAGCCGTAGATATGTAGATGATGAGCCTGAGTTCTTTGATCCATCTGTAAGCGTATCACGATGGAGAGGACGTGCAGATGATAAGAAGCAAGGTAGTCGAGGTGTTGTAGAAATATCAAACAATATGATTAGCACATTAGCGAAGCATAGTATGTGGTGTAACAAGGCGTACAAACAATTACTTGAAGAGGGTGTAGCACCAGAGCAAGCACGTATGGTATTACCTCAAAGCACCATGACAGAATGGTACTGGTCTGGTAGTCTTGACGCATGGTTCGATATGTGTAAGCTACGACAAGGAGAGGACGCACAAGAGGAGACACGTCTAGTTGCTAACTCAATTAGTATGGACATGAGTACGCTGTATCCTAAATCCTGGAAAGCTTTGATGGAGAATAGTAGATGAGTGAACAGTACTGTACAACAAAAGGATTAGGGTGGGCTTTCCTAGTATGTGTATTATTTATACTAGGTGTACCTGTGGGTATGTGGTTAGCGTTGGAAGGATCGTCATGGTACGAGACATTCAGCATGATGAACCCGATGTTTTAATAAGGGATTGTAGATGATGATAGCTAAAGAGATAACACACAAACCATGTCCTCATGTGGAGTGTGACAGTTCAGATGCCTTTGCTTTTAATTCTGAGAAGAAGACAGGTTTCTGTCATAGTTGTGAGAGAACATACCCAATGAAGGGAATGAACTTGAAGTCATGGGCAAAGGATGAGTATCCGTTGGAAGAGATAACAAGAACACTGAAGACTACAGAGATCGAAGGACTTGGTGATTACGTTACCTATCGTGGTGTACGTAAAGATGTAATGGAGTTCTTCGGGGTGCAGACATTTGGTTTCAATCAAGTGTACAAGTATCCATCAGGATTCAGGAAGGTACGTAACACAAAGGAGAAGAGATTCAAGACAGACAAGGGATTCAAGACTGATGAACTATTCGGCATGGACAAGTTCAATGCAGGTTCATCAAGGTCTGTAGTTGTATGTGAAGGTGAGCTAGATGCTATGTCTGCTTTCCAAATGCTCGACAAGAAGTATCCTTGTGTGTCTGTTCCTAGCGCAACACCTAACCAGAAACTCTGGCAGGGTAAATCAAAGGAATGGATTGATAGCTTCGACAGGATTGTGTTGTCAGTTGATAACGATGAGGCAGGTAGGGCATTAGCTACCAAGATAGGAGCACTCTTCCCGAAGAAGACTTATCAGATTATACACGACAAGTACAAAGATGCTAACGAGTTTCTTGAGGGTAATGCTAAACCAAGTTACGCTGCAGCATTCTACAATGCGAAGAGGTACACACCAGATAACATTCGCAGTACACCTGAACAGTTCCTTGAGTTGTTCGAGAAACAAGACGATGCTATCTTTGTATCAACAGGCATTGAGTCCTTTGATGATGTAGCCTTGGGTCTAATGCAAGGACACTTCACTGTGTTTCAAGCACCTGAAGGTATAGGTAAGACTGAGTTCATGCGGTACTTGGAACACCATGTACTGACTGAGCACAAGGATACATCCATTGCGATATGTCACCTCGAAGAGACAGAAAAAAGAAGTGTGTTAGGTTTAGTTTCTTATGATCTAAACATGAACTTGACACGTAAAGATTTAATACAAGAACACGACATGGAAGAAGAGGTCAAGCAATCTATCATCGATCTAACCAAAGATGAGAGACTATACCAGTTTCAGATTGCTGTTGACGAAGACCCTATGGACATCTTAGAAAAGATAAGATACTTTAGGGAAGCTTGTGGTGTAAGCTATGTATTCTTTGAACCGATACAAGACTTAGCTTACTCACGTAAAGGTGATGAGACAGTAGAGAAATGGTTGTCTGGTTTATCGGTGCAGCTATCTCGACTAGCCTCAGAACTTAATGTGGGTATCGTAACCATCGCCCATGAGAATGATGATGGACAGGTACGAGATTGCAGAACCATTGCGAAACGTGCATCTGTTGTAGTTAAACTAGAACGTGATAAGATGGCAGAGGATCGTGATGAAAGGAACACGACAAAGCTCTTACTCGTCAAGAACAGACCTGCAGGAAAGACAGGGTTCGCAGGAAAGCTCATCTTTAACGAAGCAACCTTTAAACTCTCAGAGGATAGAGGACGATGGAGCTAATCCGTTCGACGATGTTACACACTGGATAGGGGAACTTGATGATAGTATTCGCAGACATAGAAACAAACGATCTAAACGCAGATAAGTTGTGGTGTATTTGTGTTAAAGAAAAAGACACAGGTAAGACACATGAGTTTCTTAACCTACATGAAGATGAAGTAGAGCGTACTAGATTCAAGGACTACGCTAAGAAAGTAACACGATGGGTAGGGCATAACTTCATTAACTTTGACGCACCTGTAATCAACAGACACTTAGGTAACGTGATAAGTATGTCGAATGTCGTAGATACGCTAGTCGTTTCTATGCTAATAGACTTCGGTATTGGATCACACAAGTTGGCTACATGGGGAGAAAAACTAGGCTACCCTAAAGATGATTTCAAAGACTTTCAGGGTGGCCTAACTCCAGAGATGTTAAAGTATTGTCATAGAGATGTAGAGGTAACAGAGAAACTATTCAATCACTTTTCCCCACATGTTATGTCACAGGCATGGTCACAGGCAATGAGACTAGAGCATGATGTAGCAATCATATGTCAGGAAATGCATGACGGTGGGTTTGAATTTAATATAGATGTTGCAAATAAGTTACACTTAGATATTACTAAGAGACTACAAGAACTAGAGGAGAGAATACATCAAGCATTCCCACCAAGACTAGAGTTAATAAAGACTATCAAGTACAGAGTCAGAGAAGATGGTGGTCTGTTTAAGAACGTAGAGAAAGCACTCGAAGAGTTTCCTGAGACTAAGATAGAAGAGGATATGCTAGAGTGTTATGACTACGTATCGTTCAATCCTGGATCGACAAAGCACAGAGTAGAGAGACTATGGGAAGCAGGGTGGAAACCTACAGATAAAACGAAAGGACACATCAAAGCTATACGAGAAGACAACAAGGATAAACTAGAGCACTACAGTTATTATGGTTGGACTGTATCTGAGGAGAACCTCAAGACACTGCCTGACGATGCCCCTGAAGGTGCTCAAGCTTTAGCTGAATGGTTAACACTGGAGGGAAGAAGAAGTACACTTGCTGAGTGGATACAGGCTTTCTCAAATAGCAATGACAGTTGTATACACGGACAGTTTTTACACATTGGTTCATGGACAGGACGCATGGCTCACAGACATCCTAACATGGGTAACATACCAAGTGTCTTTCATGGTGAACCGAAGAGTGCAGTAGAGAGAGTAAAGAAAGATTATGATGGAGACTTCAGAGATTTATGGACAACACCTGACGGTTGCTATCTTGTGGGTACGGATGCTTCAGGAATCCAACTTCGGATACTGGCTGACATCATGGAGAGTAAGCAGTACGTTAAGGCGATTATCGAAGGGAAGAAAGAAGAAGATACGGACATACATAACCTCAACCGTAAGGCATTGGGTCTAAAGAATATCACAAGAGACATGGCTAAGACTTTTATCTATGCGTTCTTACTTGGAGCAGGTACACAAAAGATTGCTCAGATACTAAAGACTAATGCAAGAGAAGCTAATAGAGCAGTGCATAACTTTACGAATAGCATTGAAGGTTTATCTAGACTACGAAGCATAGTGATACCAGACATAGCTGAACGTGGGTACTTCAAGGCATACGATGGACGCAAGGTTTTTGTACCTAACCAACACAAGACACTGGCAGGTATGTTGCAGAACGGTGAGACTTTAGTAATGAAATACGCAACAAGACGATGGAGAGAGATAGCAGACAGAGAAAAGATAGACTACAAGATATGTACTTGGGTACATGACGAATGGCAAACACAAGTGAGAGGTGGTTTAGATGTTGCTGAAAGACTAGGAGAGATACAACGTGACGCAATCAAGTGGGCAGGTTTACATTTAGGAATCATGTGTCCACTAGAAGGTGAATCTTCGATAGGAAAATCTTGGAAAGATACACATTAACACTTGACACTAATAAAATTATATAGTAACATATAAGTATGGCTTTAGTAAAAAGGAAGGATAACCCATGCCTAAGACAATATACAAAGAAGTAAAAACTGTAGGTCAAATCGAATGGCCTCGACTCAACGAAGAGAATCGTGATCTAACAGGGTACGGTGGAGCATACGAGAAGTCTGAGGGAGCGTACACTGTTAATCAAATCCTAGATAAAGAGGGTATGAAGTCTCTCAAGGATTCAGGTTCTCAGAAGCAACCTAACCAGAACCGTATGATTGATGGTGAGATTGTAGTTAAGTTTGTACGTCCACATAAAGTTCTCAAGAAGGATGGTACTGAGATTCCACAAGCAGGTGGAGCACCAAAGGTTACAGATAAGGATGATAACATTTGGACTGAAGACATGGGTGTAATCGGTAACGGAACTCTTGCTGAGTGTACTAATTTAATCACAACCTTTACTGGAAGTGATGGTCAACAGTACAGCCGTACAAGTTTAGTTGGTGTTAAAGTTCTTAAACTAGAAGAGTACATCAAAGAGAACGAAGCAGTAGGATTCTAAATGAAAACCATTGATACACTAATTGCTGACATGCAAGAGGTTATCAAGGGTCAAGGTGGGTGGTCTGGAACACAAGGTTCTATTCTAGGCTCCAACATTTCTCTTGTAGCTAACAAGCGATTCAGTAAACCGCAAGAACCAAGAGGCTACCTGTCTCTATCTT